TCCATCCCCCAAAATAACATCCATCAATTCGTTAGTAGATTCCATTAATAACCTCATTTTTCATCTATTTATATCTCTGCAGCTTTGGTATTAATATTAGGTTCTTTTGGAACTACTCCCATAGGTTGATTTCCTGCTGCCATAGGATCTAAAGGCATACCATCAGGTCCAAGTGGAGGCAAAAGTTTGGGATCTGGATAAACACCATCAGCAATTTCTTTCTTAATCAGATTATCTTCATCTACAATTTCTTGATCAGTTTGTCTTAAGATTTTTCTTCTTATGTAATCTTGCGAATAATATCTTCCAATATAAGGTTGAACTGCCATCATTAGATTAAGCCTTTCATTCATTAACTCAGTTTCTTTTAATTCAGAGAAATGTCCATCATACAGATAATCATATTGAATATGATCGCTCATATTCTCCCAGTCTTCTGGTGTTATAATGTTCTTTAATATTAATTGAGTTCTTAATAGATCATGAAAAAGATTACTAAATCTTTTTCTAAGTCTTCCCACAAATTTTCCAAACATTAATTCATCTCTTAGAATTTCTGAAGATCTTCCAAGATTGAATCCCCCATCAGAAGCAGTTCTGGTTTCTGGCACATTTAATGCCCTGAATAATTTCTTTTGGAAATATTGAACATCAGTAAGTTCTCCAAGATTCTGCCCACCAGGAAGAGTAGTAATTTCAGTTCCTCTACCACCTTCTCTACGAGGTAGCCAAAAATCCTCAAGCATACTCATAAATTTCTTGTCATCTCTCATTTCTCCAGTGTTTGCATCATATACCAATTTATTACGATAACGACTCATTACATCACGTAAATATTGTTCTGCTTTTACTTTTGGTAAATTGCCCACATCAATATAAAATATTCTTCTTTCTGGAGCACGAGACATTCTATAAATTACTAAGCTATCTTCAACCATTCTAAGTTGATTCAAAGCCTTAATAGCTTTATGAAGGTATGATAAAGTTAGTTGTTTGTTTCTATCTACTAATCCAGATGTTACAAAGGTAATTGCATCCTTAGCGATTTTTATACCTTTATTAGTTGATCCAAACTTCTTAATAGATCCTTGAGGATAATAAATGTAATATTCATCAATTTCAGGTTCAGAAAACTTATCATCTTCTAAATTCAAATAATTTAAACCAATATTTTCTTTCTTTTTCTTTTCTTGTCTAATATATCTTATTTTTAACGGATCAATATATCTAATATCTAAAATTCCTTCTGAGGGATTATTTAAATCTATAATTTTATGATATATGGTTCTACCATCAACATACCAATTTTTAAAAATTTCATGGCACTTTTTATCAAAGTCCATTACATTTTTGATATATTTAAATTCATCTCTTATAATTTTCTTTAAAGAATCACTAGCGTTTAAATTACTGAGTTCAATTTCTATTGGAGAATCATTTAAATCGCTAACAATTGCCTCATTTACTACGTTTTCAATGGCACTATCACACTCTGGATGTAGTGCCATCTCCCTGTATCGTTTTATTAAATCATACTCATTTCTATAAACACCTTCAATATCAACATATTGACCATAAAATCCAGATGTTAAATAATAATCAACACCATCTTCATTGTTCTCCGGTACTGGAGAAGTTGCTGATTTTGGTAATTTATCTCCATCTTCAATAGAGAATCCAAACAATTTTGCCATAGTATAATTTAGAACTATACAGTATTTAGACTATATTATAATCATCACTCTCAAAGTTTTCTCCACCACCACCACGAGATTGAATTGTTCCGCCATATGCTTCCCACCACTGAATTTGAAGATCTACAGTAAACTCTTCAATTTCATTTTCATTATTATAAGAAAGGTCAATACTGGAGATATTGGTTGGAAAAGCCCCATGAACAACATATCTTCTAGTCTCTTCAATTGAGTCACTATTAGTAGATCCTTTAGTATTAAGTGGTCCTGTAGGACCTCTAGATAATTGAACTACATTCATATCTACCATATATTCTCCTGGAGAAATGCTTCCACTACCATCAGATACTTTAGAAATGTAATTCATCCATCTTTCAAAAAGATTTCTCCATTTGAAATCTGCATCGTTAATAATTGTAATAGTCCAAATATCAAAGGTTCTGTCTCCAGCAATTTTTAAAGTTCTACCCCTAAATGGAACTGGAATTTCAGTTATAGTTGAAGCAGGAATTCCTGCTGCCTTAATAAGCATTAAATCTCTATCTGAAAAAGTTAATCCCCCCAGTACCTCATCAGGTAGTATACTTGATGGGCCTGATCCTGATTCTATTCCAAATCCAACTTCAAATAGGTTGCTGCGGGCACCGCCATATTTTAAGGCATCTCTAAAATTATCAATAGTTCTTTGATTAAAACTTGCCATTGGTTTTTACTCCTATTTAGATTAAACTGTGCCTACAACTGTTTCAAAAGAAACACCTGTTCTAGTTGCAATAAATGTCAGACCAATATAATTAATAGATCTTGCTGGTTTTACATAAATGTCAGCAATAAATTCATTTCTATCAATTACATCTGCTGTATTATTTGACTCATCACAAATTAATAGATAATCAGTAATTCCTCTTTTAATTTGTACATCTCTTAGATAAGGATCTACAATATTAATAAAGTTTGATCTGGTTGATGCATCATTAAATTCAAACAATTGTGAATCAGCAGCTCCTTTTACTGCTCTTTGAAGTGCAATAAACAGTCTTCTAACATTAATTCTATCAAATGCAGATGGGTAAGAAAGAGCAGTTTTATCTCCAAATAGGATGACACCAGATCCAGGAGAAGTAATAATTGGATTTACTCTATTTGAATAAAGTTCATCTCTGTCACTTTGTCCTGGATTATATGCTAACTTAATAATATTTTTAAGAGATCCTCTGGTTTTTCCTGCAGGAGAAAACCAAGGATATTGATTAATATCAGTTCTTACACAAAGTCCAGCAATATCTGATGAACATGGCATGTATAAAAACTCTTTATTAAATCTATCATAGAAATATTGATAACCACTATCAAAAACAGCATATGAAGATGAAGTTAATGGAGTAAAGAATGATAGAACATTTTCTAATTTATTTGCATCAGATGCCACATTTACAACTGCAGATCTAGGGGGCGAAATAAATGCAATACAATCTTTTCTATTTTCTGCAATTGAAATTAATGCATTTGCTTTTTGTTGTTCAAATGATTCTGATCCAGATGCACTTCCCTGTAATAGGAATGTAATATCTACTTCTGCATCATTTGCAAGTTTATCATAAGCATTTAATAAATTAGAAAATTCTACATCATATCCACCAACATTGTTAGTTTCTAATGGTAATGATGAATAATCTGTACCATTAGATAAAATAAATTTCTTATTTCCTACTAAATTGAAATCTACTTCATCTGCTTCTTGTCCCCATACTCCAAGAGAAGTTGAAGTTGGAGTAAATCCTGAACTAAAAGTTCCTGCAACTGGAACAATTCCCCAATATGAATCAGCATCTAAATCTAATCCAGCATAAACATATTGAGAATTTAATCCAATGTAATCAACATAGTAAATACTTTCTGCTGGTGATGCCTGAGCGTCTTTTGCCTTAGATAAGTTTATAAACTTCTCCAATAGTGCCTCAGAATTTCCTGATACATTATTAGATTTTGCACTATCAAATACTACTACATGAAGAGCATCATTGCTTCCAAATCTTTCTGCAGAATATTGATTTGTTCTTGGTCTTGGAGCAATAGATCTCCAAAGTAAATCAGTTCTATCACCAGAAGATCTACTTAATGCATATTGAGTATTATACCAATCATTAATTGCAGATGGTGAAATTGTTCCACTTTGAGCAACATCATTAACTATCATAATCTCATCAGTTAACTGATTGATAATCAGATCTGATGATGTTAAATATGCAGGAACTGTTGAAATTGTAAGTGTTGTGGCAGTGCTTGAAATCCCTGAAACTGCAGTAAATGCATTTTGATATCTAGTTAACACTGAAACTGATGTTCCATCAGGATAAGAAGCAGATGTTGTTCCAAATTGGGATCTAGCAACTCCCACAGCATTTCCAGAAATACTTAAAATATCAACTATCTCTAGACCTATTAACAGGTAATTAGATGTAGTAATTCCTGCTGTTGATGAAACAAAAATTGTAGTATCTGTTGATTGAGTATCTGAAGATCCTGCATTGTCTATGGAAATGCTGCCAGAAACATCTAAAACAGTGAAAGAACTTGCTGAAGAAACAGTAGAGGCAGGGAATGTTCCAAGACCAGACCTTACTATAGAAAGTGCATTTCCTGACCCAAATGCACCACTATAGTTAATTGTACCAGGCTTAAAAGAATACTTTCCTCTTTCTGTATATTCTTGAGAAACTTCTGTTCCTCCTGAACCAACTCTATGAGTAACTTTTGCATAAAGTGTAGATGCTCCTATGCCAGTTACAATACCTTTAAGATATTCTGAAGTCCCATCAATTGGTTGTGTTACTCCAACTCCTACGCTAACACCTGAAGTAGAAACACCTAATATAGTTTGATCTGCAAAAGCATCAATTACACAAACTTTAATACCATCTGCCCAAGATCCTGGATTCTTTGATGCCCAGAAATAAGAAGTTGGAATAGATTCCTTATACTCATCATAATTGTTAATTTTAATTATAGTTGAAGCTGCACCAACTGCAGCATTAGAATTTCGAAGGTTATCTCCATCAGATCTAACTACTTTTAAACTTCCACCATAGCTCATAAAATTGGTAGCAGAATACCAATATTCATATTGATAATTTTGCTTTGATGGTTTTCCAAAAATTCTTAAAAATTGATTTTCATTTCTAATAGTAACTACTTGATCTACTGGACCTCTTTGAAATGGTCCTGCAATTCCAGCAGATAATATAGAAGTATTAGTAACTGAACCTCTGGTTAAATCTACTTCCTTTATGCTAATACCTGGAGATGCTAAACTTAAAGCCATTTTGACTCCTCTAGTGCTTCATTTGCCCTAAAGATATTTATAAATTTAAAGATTTATCTATACTCCCACATATAACTTCTGTCACCGTATTCATCAACATGCCAAACATCTCCATCTTTATCTATAAATTCTGTCTCATCATCTATTCCAGTTAAAATAAATCCAAATGGTGACATATCTTGTTCAATTTGATTTTTTTGTTCATCATATAATCTTTTTCTAACATCTTGATCTGTAAGTTCTTTAAAATAATCCTGAGCAACCAACCAGGCATAAATTACTAAACACATCGCTAAGTCATCATTACAACCTTCTTCTGCCTCAAAAGAATTATGCTTTTGAATAAATGTTGTTAATTCACTAATAATTTCATAGTCATTGAATATTAATTTATCCTCCTCAATCATTGTTTTTAAATTAAGGCACCCTACTTTTTTTACAGTCTTAGACATTTTAAGTCCAAGTTGAGTTTTCTTTCCAGAAAAACCTTGTCCAACTATTTGCCCAGCTCTACCTCTCATTGAACACATAAGAAGGTTCTGATATTCAAGATCATATTGAATAATAGCAGCAACCTGATCACCTACATCATTTACTTCACATAAAATAAATGCATTATTATATGCCTTTGCTACTTCATAAATTATACTTGGAAATAGCATAGGTTTAATTTCATTATTCCTATATTTTGCAACTATTTTATGAGGAAAATCAGTTATGTCTATTACCACAAAAGCAGAATAGTCACCTCCAACTCCTCTGGCAACATCAACGGTAATTACATAATCTCTGTATTCTTTAGCATCTTCATATACATCTAATCCCTTATGTTGCTTTATTGGTTTGTCATATATTAAACTTTTGAGTTTACTTGGTGCTATTAATGTATCTACAGAGCCTAAAAATTCGCACTCAAATTCAACTTTAAATTGTTGCTCTGAAGTGTTTGCGATGGTTTGTGCTTTCCATTTGGAATCTCTTCCAGGAACTTCAGACCAATGCACATCTGTTGGAACGTATTCATTCATCCCACGTTCTGCATCATGCCACATTCTATAGAAGTGGTTCATGCCATGAGGGGTAGAAACAATAATTACTTTAGTCTTTGTACCAGATGAAATAGTAGGGTAAACAGAAGCAAAGAACTGATCAGCAATGTGGTTAGGAATAAACGCAAATTCGTCCAAGAATATAATATTATAAGATCCACCACGTACCGCAGAGGCAGAAGTAGAAGCAGCAAGAATTTTTGAACCATTTTCCAACTCCATTGATCCTTTGTTCCAGGCAAGAATACCTTGCTGTAACCATTTAGGTAAATTTTCATATGCAATTTGCAATCTTGATAATAAGTCCCTAGCAGTAGATGCTTTGTTTGCAAGAATTGCAATATTTACATTGTCATTAAAAATTGCATAATGTAAAAGATATGATACCACAGTTGTAGATTTGCCTGTCTGTCTAGGCATTTTACAAATATTAAATCTATGACTATGGAAATTTTTAATTAATTTTTCTTGAAAAGTATAAGGTTTAAATAATTGGAGACCATGATCCAAAGTTACAATTTGAACATAATTTTTTGCAAAATATACCGGATCTTTCTTACATTTAATAAATTCTTTAATTTGCTCTTCAGTAAATTCAATTGAGGTATTTGCCTTCTTTAGAAGGGGATTCCCCAAATAGATATCTTGATTACTCATAAATTAATTTCCCACTTCAATATTTAAGTTTAATCAACTTCCCAAATAAGGGAAGCATTAGATGATGAAATATTAGACGCTTCTATTCCCAGAGAAATATTACTTCCAGGTGAAACTACAATTCTATAACTAGATAAATCAACATTCAATGAACCACCACTAGGTATTGAATAAGATAAAATTGGAGTATTAGTA